TCAACCACGGCTATTGACTCTATCCTGACAGGTCTTACCGAGACACAGGTATCCGGGATATATGCTTGGACATACGCTCAGAAGGGAGCCTACTTTATAGGCTTTGCATTGCCTTCTACAACGCTTGTTTATGACATGACTACTCAGCGTTGGCATGAGCGCAAATCGCTCGTAGATGGCGTTCTGGGCGGTCTGAGAGTGGCTTCTGTCGTTAAGTCTTACGGTAAGGTATTTTGTGGTGACATTCTTGATGGCAGGGTTGGTATTTTAAGCCCTGACGTTTATACCGAGTACAGCGGGGCAATCATCAGGCGTGTGGCTACCCAGCCATTTCAGAACAATATGCAGTCTGTGTTCTTCCCCAGCTTGGAACTCACTGTTGAATCAGGTGTTGGTAATGATGCTGTTGCAGATCCGCAGATCACGCTTGAGCGCAGTCAGGATGGCAAGACATGGAGTGACCCAATATCCAGAAGCATTGGTAAGATTGGTGAGTACAGCCGCAGGGCTATCTGGCGCAGGAATGGCAGAGCATCACGCTTTGAGTTATTCAGGTTTACATTGTCTGACGCTGTTAAGCCGGTGATTATCCAGCTTACGGCTAACATTGTTGGCGGTGACAAATGACAAGCCCGCTACTTAATGCAGCACAGCCGATCACCCGTGATGATGGGACGATGGAGCAGGCTTTTAGGCAGTGGACACAAGATGCGGCGTTAAGCATCCCTGATTCAACCGGAAGTGCTGGCTCGATCCAGTACCGTAAAATGCTGCCAGATATAGGCGGTGACAGGTCGCAGGGATGGCTTTTAGTATAAGGCGCTGCGGTGAGGATGAGGCTCTGGAAATACTCCAGCATCCGAGCGTTGTTAAGCCGTTGAAGGTGTTTGCCACAGAGATAAAAGATAACTTTGAGTGGTGGATGTTAGGCGAGAAGGCACTGCTTGCGGTTATGCCGAAAGGTGATATAGCAGAGGTTCATATAGCTTGTAAGATGCGAGACAGGGCTGGATTAAAAGAACACTTGGTTGGTGGAATGAATTGGTTAAAGGATAGGGGCTTTTCTGGCGTAGAGACTTAAAATCACTTAACTTCACGAAAGAAAGTGACAGGTGGATAGCAAGATGGGTATAGAAACTGCAATAGCCGCAGCATCGGTAGGTTCTAGTCTTTTGGGCAATAGAAACCAACGCAAGCAGGCAGAAAAAGCAAATGAAATGTCTGCTGCTAATGTAGCTCAAAGACGCGCTGATATAGCTAAATACGGAGAAGCCGGGTTGCAAATGATAGCCCCAGCTTATGCTGCGCAGCGTGATGTATTAACGCAAGCAATGGGAACATTGCCGGATTATTACACCCAGCAGTCACTACCACAATTTCAACTAGCTGAAGATGCCAGCATGCGAGCGCAGCAAGCACAAATGGCGGGTCTTGGAATGCAGACAGCATCATTGCTTGGTAATCCATACTATGGACCGCAATTGCAGCCGCAGGGAACTGGAATGGATTATGCGCAGTTAGCGGCAGCTACTCAATTAGCGCCCATTGACACAAGCGCAATAGACAACGCTCTTGCGTTGCAGGGTGCAAAGATTCCGATGGGTGGCACAAATCCAAACATGATGAATGTTACGCCAGAGCAAAGGCAGATGATCAATGATTGGAATTTAGCAACGCGAGAAATGGGTGGCGCAGGATATTCGGTTTAAATAAAGGTTCAGATTATGGCTATAAGCGCACAACAAATACGGGACGTTTTGGCGAAAAACCCAAACGCCTCACAAGCTCAAATTGAAAAAGCAATGGCGAAGTATGGCGTAACGCCACGCGAGTTCCTTATGGCAACTGGCGTTGATCCTGCAAACTATGCGGGCAATACTCGCGCTGCCGATGAGGTTTATACGCCTGTATATACTCCACCCACACCTGCGCCTACACCTGCACCTGCTCCAGTAACGCCCGCGCCTGCACCTGCGCAAGTGGCCGCACCGGCAAACAGTCAGCAAATTGCTCAGCAATGGTCTTCTGCAAATCCAAATACAAGCATAGGTATGAGTTACGGACAGTACCAAGGGCCGGAAGAATTAAGAAGCTACTTTGAGCAAGGCGTACCTTCGCCTGCGCCTACACCTACACAAGCTCAACCGCCGTCTGGGGCAGCGCTAACTGGTCAGCCACAGTACAGCAACGATGTAATCAACAATGTTTTAAGGCAAAGATTTTTAGAATCTGGGCCACTATCTGCTGAAGATGTAAATCGCGCTGCTATTAGGTACGGTATTAGCCCGCAACAAGTGGCTAGTATTGATCCGCGATTAATGGAACAAATACAAACAGCGGGTCTTGCCCCTGCGCGAGAGACTCTTGCCGATGTAAGTCAGGGTTTGCGCGGTGATTATGCTACAGCGCAACAGTTTCAGGCTCCCTATCGAGAATATGGTCAAGAGGCCGCACAGCGACAAGCAGCATTAACTGGTGCGTTAGGTCCAGAAGCACAGCAACAAGCATTTGCTGAATATCAGGCATCACCAGCATTAGGATTCCTTCAGGAACAAAGCGAGAGAGCTTTGATGAGAAATGCGGCTGCTATGGGCGGTCTTGGTGGTGGCAACGTCAGACAAGATCTAACCAAACTGACTGCCGACCTTTATGGTCAGGACTTCCAGAACCAGTTCAACCGCTTGGGCGATATAGCTACTCGCGGGTATGGCGCTGCTGCAACGTCTGCCGGGCTTGGTCAAAACTTAGCCACAGGAGCCGCTAATCTTGGTGCTACTGGTGCAGGCTATCAGATGCAAGCGGGTCGAGATATTAGCAATGCGCAGGGTCAAACAGCGGCAAACATGGCTAACCTACAAACTGCTTTGGGGACTACGCAGGGCAACAATCTTACTAACCTGCAAAACCAGCAGCTTGGTGCGTACAATCTTGGCGGGCAATACGGTGCAAGTGCCACGAATCAATTTCTAGCTATGCAGAACGCTTTGCAGGGCATAGGAAATGCTTATGCCGGCGTACCCGGTCAGACATATACGCCAGTTCCAAGTTATGATCTTGGTACAGCATTACAGCGCGGTGGTCAGGCTTACGATTTGGCAACTAGCATGTTCCCCGGTCAACCGCAAAATCCCACGGGGTATCAGTTTGGTGGCAAAACAATCCCAAGCGGGGGTAATATTGGTAGCGGTATAGACTACGGTATCATGTACGGATAAAAAAAGAGATTTTCAAAATGGCTAACGAATACACATTAGGTCAGAAAATATCAGGCATAGGCGCGGCTCTTGGTGGCACTGTCCCGCAGTTCCAGCAGCAAATGCAACAGCTTGATGAAGCCAGAATGAAGGCTATGTATCAGGACGCTGGCGCGGCTTATCAAATGCTTCAGAATAATGATTATGGCGGCATAATTGATCTTGCCAATGATCGACTGCGCATACTCCAGCGTTTACCGGGATCAGACCCGTCTGACACTATGCAGGTGTTGCAGCTTACTCAGTCTGCACAAGCCGGAAACCCTGAAGCTCAAGCACAGCTTTCTCAGGTTCTTGGCTCTGCTTACCAGCAGGCAATTTCCCGTGGTTATGTTTCCCCACCTGCTGCACCAAAATATCTTGGTACTGAAGAAGGGATGCTTTTATTCCAAAACCCTGATGGCACTGTGGAAACCAGACCTATTTCTCAAGATCAGGAATATGTGCCACCTAAACTAAAAGAAGAAGCCAGAAGGGAAATTAGGGATGGCGTAAAAAGCATAGGCAGTTTATCTAAAGACGCTCTTGAGGGGTATAGAAAGCTAGAGGGCCTTGGTGGAACCATTAGAGCTGGTCAAGGGGCAAGTGCAACAGATCAGCAAAAGAGAGCCGCTAGACAAGCGCTGGCCACAGGTTTAACGATTATGGCTAGAATGGCAAGTCCGGGGGTTGTGACAGAACAAGATTTCCGTAATCTTGCGGGTGGCTCAAAAGTTGGAACAGAATTTCTTACCTTCCTTCAAAGCAAGGGTGACGCTAGTATAGATAATCTTTTAGCTGCTTATGATCCAACCGATCCAGATAAGATAAATGTTGATATGTTTTTAGATCAGGCTGGCTCACTTCTGTCCGGAACAGCGGGTACACTTTTGAATCAGTATGCTGGTTTGAGTTCAGGGGCTTCTAACTATAGTTTGAATCAGGCTTTTGTGAGAGATCAGTTCTCAAGCGATAAGTTAAGAAACCTAAATGATCTTGCAAAAATATATAGGCCGGATTTTGATACAAAAGCTTTTTTTGTTAATCCAAGCAAATACTTAAATACCATTGGCGGCGGTTCTACACCATCACAGCCGGAGGGTGAGATTTTAGAATTCAATAGCGAGCAAGAGGCCGATTTTTACGCAAACACTACAGGCATACCTGATGGAACTAAAATTGTTATCAGCGATATTGTCGGAACTTGGACGAATAAATAATGCCCTTTACTCCAGATAAAGAACAAGCACAAGCACCCGTGGCTGTTGCAGGCGGTAGATTTACCCCTGATCCAGAGCAGCCTTCAGGACCATCGCCAGAGGCGGCAGCTAGAGTTGCGGCTTATGAGACTGCGCCAATGCTTACTGATGTTGGCGTTCGCGGCTTGATGCCAGAAACATCTGTGCCAGAAAAGATTCTCGCTTCTGTTATGGGGGTAACAACATTTGACCCTTATGAGTTTGGTGACATACTTACAAATATTGATCCAGATATAGCTATTCAGGGTAAGCCTGACGGCACTGTTTTTGCGACAAACAGAAGAACTGGGAAGGTGGTTAAAATCAATGAGCCGGGATTAACTGCAATGGATGCTTTGCAGTTTCTTGGTGCAGTGTCAGTAGCAAGCCCAGCCGGTGGCCTCAGAACTGCCGGACAGCGAGTTCTTGGCGAAACGGCTATTCAAAGTGGTATTGAGGGTGCGCAAGCGTTGTCTGGCGGAGAGTTTAATCCGTCTGAAGTGCTGTTAGCTGGCGGGACTTCAGGTGTATTAGAATATGCTCCAGAAGTAGTGCGAAGCCTTAGACAGACACGACAAGGTCGCATGATGGGCGCTGGTGCTGATAGCGGTGCTGAAACAGCAATGGCAAGGCAGGCGGTTGAGGCAGGGGCGACTCCAGAAGTTGAGAGTGCCGCACAAATTAATCTTGCTAGACAGGCTGACGTTGATCCAAATGTTACCCAAGCAGCGAGAGATGTTGGTCTATACGAAGATATACCCGTGTCCGGGATGTCACGAAATGTACAGTATCAGCAGCTTGAACAAGCTGTTGCAAATATGCCGGGAACTGCTGTTAATGTTCAGCAGGCAGAAGCACTAAAAAAACTTGCAAGAGTTACAGACGACTTAATACAGCGATTTGGTGGTCGATTAGATCCATCTGCATTAAACGAAGAAATTAAGGATAGCGTATTCGATAACATTAATTCATTAAGAACGGAATCAACAAATCTATATAATAAGATTGCAGAAATAGTGCCTGATGAAACTTTGGTAGATGTAACGCCGCTAAAAAACTATCTTGATAAGCTGGTCGGTATTCACGGAAAGGACGGCCTATCACTTTCAGAAAAAACTTTATACAAAATACTTAATGATGGCGAAGGCGTTACAGAAATCACCTACGGCCTACTTGATAGACAAAGAAAAAGGGTTGGCGATCGTCTTGGCAAAGCACAAACAGGCAGATTGTTTAGTGACGAAGCCTCTTTTGAATTAAGTGATTTATATGATGTTATAACCGATACTCAGGGCAATGCTTTGCAGAACGCATCTCCTGACGCGCTGGCTATATGGGATACCGCAAAAGCACTTGTTCAGTCCAGAAAGGGGCTTGAGGAAAGCACAATAGTCTTGTTTGGAAAAGAGGCAATGGAGAATGCTCTTAATAAACTTGGAAAGGGTGTTGCTGGTATATCTGCTGGAGAGATAAAAATACTTCAGAAAACGATGGAAGCTATGCCCGAAGAATACAGACAGGCGGCAGCTGTAACAGCACTTCAATCAGCATTTACAGCAGGGGGGCGTGGTAGTTCAAGAACAAGTCTTGGCGGCTTTGCGTCTTGGTATGAGAACGCAAACAAAAATAGAAAGGCTTTGGAAGAACTTTATAAATACCTTCCTGAAGGTGTGCCAGAATTTATGGATAATTTGGGTAAGGTTGCTGTTAGCTGGGCTGGCGCTACTAGACAAGCAAAACCAACAGGCTCAATCAATAGTATATTTAAAAACTTTGACAAAGAAACAGGGTGGGTGGATAGGCTTCTCGGACTTTCAGTTACTGGTAGAGCAGCACAAAGCGTTGTTAGCAAACTGTCTGATGCCCCAGAGCCGAGCTTGCAACTAGCGAGTGATCTAATGGCTAGTCAGGCATTCAAGCGGTTTACAGAGAGAGTGGTATCAGGAAAGTCAACCGACAGGGTTCTTGAAAGTTTGTATAGAACCGCCCCTTACAGGGCTTGGGTTTCACAATTGCCGGAGAGGTCAAAAAAGATGATACTGACTACTGGATTAAGCAATTACTTTTTTAATCCATCAATAGAAGATATGCCTGAAGAACAAGAAGGTGAACAGTAATGGCAAGATTTGGCGATTTAGACACACAATACTTTGATGCCTCTGGTGATCCACTGGTCAATGGTAAGATTTATTTCTATGAATCTGGGACCACTACGCCAAAGACTACCTTTGCTGACATTAACAGCGAGATCCCTAATACTAACCCGGTCCTGCTCGATGCGTCTGGCAGGCAGCCTAACATCTTCTTTGAGGGTGTTGCTAAGGCTATCCTGACCAACAATAATGACGTACAGATTGTATCGCGTGACCCGGTTGGTGAGACAGCGACCAACTTTGGTGATGAGTGGGTGTCAACCAGAATATACGGGACGAATGACGTTGTTATCGGCAGTGATGGTCAATATTACCGTTCCCTGCTGACCGGCAACCAGAACAATAACCCTGTCACCACAAGTGGCTACTGGTCGCTGCTTTACTCAGTTGAGTGGAATGCTGGTATAAACTATGACGTTGGCGCAACTGTCACTTATGACACTTTGCAGTACCAATCATTACAGACCGGCAACCTTAACCATGCGCCTGACGCATCGCCGACATGGTGGGTTCCGCTAGAGTTTGTCTGGTCCGCTACATCAACTTATGAGTTGAATCAAAACGTAGTTGGCTCTGACGGCATCCTGTACACATCATTACAGGCATCTAACATTAATCACGATCCAGCGACATCACCTGCTTGGTGGGTTGGGACATCGGCTGCGGCAGCGGCAAGTGCTACAGCAGCGGCAGC